CCTGAACTACTGAACCGCCGACATTGACAGTGACATTGATGCCGCCACCCATGCCACCCTTGTTGAGAGGAATGACTGCCTCAGCTCCTGCCTCACCAATCATTGCCAAAGTTGGCTTGGTAACGATGCCACCTTCGGCAAGCATTGGAATTGTTGGGAGGTTGATTCCAAATTCCATACCGCCAAGGAATGCTGGCAATTTGACATGAATGTTGTTCAAAGCGCGGATTGCCATATTTGCAAGGCTGATGATTGCATTGATTTCCATCTTGATTGCGCCAAATACTGTTTTGAAATAAAAGGCAATTGCATCGCCAACAACTGTTGCAACAGTTTTTACCGCATTGAAAGCGCCTGTGACAATATCGCGAAAAGTTTCTGAGTGTTGATAAGCAAGCACAAGTGCGGCAGTAAGAGCGGCGAGTGCTATCACAACCAAGCCAATAGGGTTTGCGCTCATTACTGCATTGAGCAATCCTTGCGCAAGTGCCATCGCCTTTGTGATGGTCTCATACGCCTTGACCGCAGCTCCTGCGAGCATAATCGCCCCAGTCAGAGCGCCGACTACGAGAACAGCCTTGCCAATCAAATCTGCGTGTTCTTGAATAAATGGAGCAATCTTTTGAAATACCGATGTCAATGATGTGAGGGCTGGAAGAAGGGCGTATCCAATCGATTCTTTTGCCTCATTCATTGAGTTCTGCATAATCTGCAATTTGCCAGCCGCAGTGTCGGCATTAGCCGCTAAGGAACCCTTGAACTGATCTCCAAGTTGAACAACTGCTGCGCCGAAATCTTTGTTCTTGATAGTGGTTTCATCGAGGGAGACTCCAAGGCGCTTGAGTGCGCCAAGGTTTCCATCGTGAGCTTTGGCGAGAGCATTTGCTGCTGCCTGAACATCAATGTGTTTTGCCGTTGCAATTTCCATTGCAAGGTTGGTCAATTGCTGTGCTTGTCCAACATCCTTGGTCGATTGCACAAGGCGCTGGAATGCGGGGCGCAATTTGTCATCGGCGATACCAGTTGCCAGTGTCGTTTTGTTGATGTAATCCTCAACAGATTTGACAGTGGCATCGGTTGCGCCAGTGACATTCTTCAAAGTGTTTGCTAGTTGCGCCGAAGACTGTTCATCCTCAGCTGCTGACTTTGCTGCTAGAAGAGCGCCAGCGCTGATTGCTGCGAAAGCAATCCCTGCCTTGGCTCCTGCATCCTTGATTTGATCGCTGGTTGACTTGGCTGTATCGCCAACACCTTTGATTGCACTAGAAGCCGAAACATCGCGACCAATCAGGTTCACGCCAATGGAAGCATCAAATGCCATTGTCATCTCCTAGTCTTTTGGTTGTGCAGCCTCAATCAAATCATTGATGACTTCAAGTTCTATATCCCACACATTGAAAGGCGTGATGCCTGGATATGTGTGCATCAGAAGAGGAAGGTTTGACCTAATCCTACCCAATGTGCCTCCCCTTACGAGTCGGCTGGTTGTTCTTTTTTTTCTGGAGCATCCTTCATCAAAATTTCATCAATTGCATATTCATTCAAGATGTCATTGATGGACAAGGTTTCGCCTGCGCGACTCATAGCAATCCACGCAACTGCATAGAGCGCTTTGACCTTTGAATAACCCTGCAACTTGCTTGGCTCATCGTTTGCCAGCGTTCCAAGTAAAGTCAGTCCGTCAAGGTTGAAAGCGTTTTCAATCTCGATGATTTCCCGACCTGTTGGAGCTGGTGATCCGTTTTCCTTTGGGATGTCATAAGACTTCTCCCTGATTACCAATGGCATTGCTTCCCCTTATTCTGTTGGTGAATCTAACATTCCAGATGAATGAACTGCATCTGCGAAGGCATCATATACTGCCTCACGAAATTTTGGCTTGTGCGGCAAAACTGTCTGGACAAGGAATGGGGTTGCGGGTTGAATAACCCAAACACCCTTCCAAGTTCCTTTGGTTGCCCCGCTATCGGCAAAAACTGGATGTCTCCAAGGCTTCTTTGAAAATCCTTCAACATAGCGAGGAAGTTTGCGAGGCTTGCCAGTCTTCTCGGCAAACTTTGTGCCAGAAACTCGAATGCGAACATTGAGTCCGTTTTTGCCTGTTGGTCGAATCTTTTGTTCAACTGCTGCTGCTATTCCTTGCCTTAGACCAAGACCCCCTGCACCTCTGCCACCCATCTCAGCCATCCCCCCTTGTTTGGATGGTAAAGACAAAGCTGCTTGCTTGACTTGAGCTGTGATTGGCTTTGCAATAGTTGTCAATCGTTTGCGAAGTGCCTTTGTGATGTCTGGTTCGACTTTTCTGGTTGCCTTATAGAATCGAGCATAATCCTTGCTGGTAATGTCAATTTCAAAGGCATTATCAGCCATTACAGTGAGGCATCTGCTGTCTGATAGGTGATTGTCAATGGCGCATTTGAGCCGTCATCATAGGCTTCAAATGACATTGCAAGATCGATGACTCCAGGACTTGCAACATTTGGTGTATCAGCATCGAACTTGACTGCTGAAACATTGATGATGAGTTTTTCTGGTTGAGCAAGAGCGATTGTTCCACCTGTGAAGGTGAGGACAAGTGCTGTTGTCGCATCTGATAGGTACTTAGCCAAGAGTGTTGTGTCTGTGAATTCAGCAGTCAACTTGCCTGAAATCTTGCGGAAGCCGTTGATTGTCTGCTCTGCCTTGATACCTGCTGAACCGAGGTTGAAGCGATCTGTCTTGATTGAATTGTCAACTGTGATTGAGAAATCCTTGATGTTGGCAACTGATGATCCATCAACTGTGATTGCGCCTTGTGCGAAGTTGAAGAGGTTGGTTGTTGCATAGTTGGAAAATGATGCTGTTGCTAGTGAAACTCCTGTTGTCAAAGAAGCTGCATCGATGTTGAACTTTCCTGTCGCGATAGCAGCGTTTGAGACTGCAAGTTCAAAGGATGAAACCTTGCAACCGCCAAGAGTCTTTGGAGTAACTGTTCCGCCGTATTGTGGAACGCCGACCTGTGCTGAGAATGAACGACCATAAACATCGCCAAGTGTGAAGGCGTAGGAATAAACGCCAGTTGTCACAGTTGTTGGAGATGGCGCTGATCCCATTGCCTGTGAAAGCAAGAGTCCAAGACCGCGTGAAGGAAGGTCGAGCATAATGTCACCAGAAGCATCTGTTGTTGTGACCACTCTGCGCTGAGAGCGTGGAAGAAGTCCACCTGCGCGAAGACCCATTCCCACTGCTGTCTTCTTGTTGTACTTCAAGTTTTCTGAAGTGAACTCGTAGAAGCGTGAAACTGTCACGAGATTATTGAAAGTTGTCTCGGCTACAATCCCAAGTTGGGAGCCAATACCTGAACCAATTGCCATTTTATTCTCCTATTGTGGATTGAGCGTTGGAAAGTAGGGAAGCGGCTCTGTCAGCTGCTGCCCAATTGTCGGTTTGTTCTAGCAATGAAGCTGCTGCCTCGGATGAGACTTCAGCGCTTTCCCCTGCCTTCACTGTCAAATTGAGTGAAGGAATATACAGTTCGCCTAGTGGCGAGATATTCTTGATTTTTGGCATTTGATTCCCCTATATCTTTGCGCGATAAGTGAGTGAAAAGTTGATAACAACAGCAGCGCCGCCAGTTGTCTGACGATAACTCATCTGTGCTGTTTCAAGCCCTGAGTATATGACAACTCCACTGAATGAAACATCTGAGCGAATTGAGTTTTCCACATAACCAAGAACCTGCATTGCGCGAGTTCTACGAGCTGAGATGTCTGTTGATCCATCCCAAGCCCACATTGAGCAGTTGACAATTCCATCTTCGAACTTGCCGACTGCGCCAAGGTTGCGATATTCCTGAGTGAAGTTTGAGGCAACTACTTCATCGCCTTCCATATTGCCATCGTGACCAATGCAGACTGCATCTCCTGGGTAAGACTGATCAATCTCGATGCCGTCAAAGATTCGAACTGCTGACAGGTTGGAGTCTGCCTTGAGTCGAGTGATGACTGCATTGATGAAGGAAGGAAGTGCGCTGGTTGCCATTTATGCAAGCCCTGGGAAAGATTGAGGATCGAGCAATTCCATCGCTCTGCGAGGAAGGGAATATGTTGAACCTTGGTAGAAGTCATCACCTGACTGATTGCGGGTCATCACATTCATTGCACCGCGCTGTGTCTGCCATAGGTGACGAATGATTTCAAGGACACCTTGCTTGGCAGCCATTGGAGGATTGACATATCCAGCCACATAGGTGATTTTGATGTTATTGAAGCCGCCAGTCCAGTAGCCGTAAGAGTTGGTTGCATAGAGGGTTCCTGACCCGATGCGA